CCACCGATTAGGTTTGCTTTAAAGTCGTCTATTCTAGCCATCTTACGCTCCTCCTACTTCGGTAAACGCAACACCAGTTCTAGTAGCAATAAATGATAAAGTTATGAAGTTAATGCTTCTTGCAGGTTTTACAAAAATGTCTGCAACAAACTCATTTCTATCAATTACTTCACCAGTATTATTACTTGCGTCTGCTATTACTCTAAAGTCACTTATTCCTCTTCGACCTTGTATGTCTCTTAGGAATGGCTCAACTAAGTTTCTAAATTGTGCTCTAGTAAACTCATCATTGAACTCAAACAATTGGAATTTAGCAGCTGTTGCTATTGCTTTTTCTAGAAGTAAGAATAGTCTTCTTACGTTTATTCTATCGAAAGCACTTGGTTTAGTTAATGCAGTTTTGTCACCAAATAAAACAACACCTTGACCTGGGAAGTTAACAACTGGGTTAATTCTTGCTCTGTAAAGTATATCTCTCTGAGCTTGGTTAGGGTTGTAAGATAATTTGATTGCGCCTCTTATGTTTCCTCTGTTAAATCCAGCAGGTGAAAAGAAGCTATCTGCTACTCTATCTGTATTAGCACATAATCCAGCAGTATCACCATTTAATGGTACAAATCTAAACTCATCATTGTATTTGTCATACATGTATTTGTATCCACTATCGAATACTACGTATGATGAACTAGGACATAAATCAAATGCTGTTTTTACGTTTTCAGTTTGTGTTGTATCGTTAGCAACATTAACTGTTGCACCTCTATGTGGTGATACGAATGCTACACAGTCTTTTCTTTTTTCAACTAAATCAGTAATCATAGTTACGTGTGTGTCTTGACCACTTGATGTATCTGCTACAATAGAAGATGGTCCACCAATTACTAGATTGATATCAATTGACTCTGTATCACTAAACTTATCATATGCACTTTCAATCTCTCCAGCAGTTACAGCGTAGTCGTCTGTACCAGATGCTAAGTTTGTAGCAGTTGGTGTATCTACAGCTGTGTATGCTGATGTAGTATCAGTTCCCCAATTTGAACCACCTGAGTTGTGGTCCATCCAAAATATATTTTCTGATTGATTGTAAATTACATTTGGATAGTAATTTGTATTACCTTGAGCAGTTTTTGCATTTGGGTTTTTTGACATATTTGCAAAAGTTTCGATAATTGCATTTTGTCTATTTCCGTTTGAATCAACATCAAAACCTGAAATGTCGCCAGTAGTATCGTAAACTACTACGTGAATTTCGTCACCTGAACCTCTACCGTTTTGAGTTGCCCATGCAGATGTACCTGGAGCTCCGTCAAATCTGTCGTAAAATCTCCAACGTCTTTTGATGAAAGAGTTATCAGGTATGACGTTATGAACACCACCACCGTTAGGGTCGTCTAATCTTTTGATTGTTGCAACGTTAGTTGAAGTATTAATCGCTGTTACTTCATATTGTTTTCCGTCTTCACCAGTTACAGGTGTTGTACCTGCTGAGTCTGTAAAGAAAGATATAATATCTCCAACGTGTATTTCATCGTCTGCTAAATCTATGTTATCTACTGCGATTGATGTTGAACCTACTGCATCTTCACCAACTGTTTGGTTAGATGATGTCAACATTTCTTCGTATGCTGTTGCTGTTGCACAAATAGAAACTCCTATAGAATTTCCCCATGTTCCAGCTGATCTTGCAGCCCACTCACCAACAGATGCTTCGCCTGCAGCGAAAGAACCTTGATAGTGATCTGTATCTCTAATTAGTATTGCTGTACCTGATGCAACTGCGTTAACTACTCCACTTTCTGCTCTTACTACTCTCAAAGAGTTTGTATATTGTAGGAAGTTTGCAGCTGAAAAGAATGTCTCAAAGTTTGAGTCATTTGGTTTTCCAAAATTTTTAATAAGGTCTTCTTCAGACGTTATAGTTGTTACAGATGAAACAGGGCCTTTTTGAAATGCTCCAGCGATTGCACCTATAGATGTTGCTACTGCTGGTACCACATTTGTTAAGTCAACTTCTTTTACCTGAACGCCAGGTGAGACTAAAAATGCCATTGTTGTTCTCCTTGTAAAGTATAGCTATTACTTTTAATTTTATATCTGTATTTATAGATATTTAATTTTCAAAACCCTATTATTTATAGACTAACTGAATATAAATACTACATTATGCAATCCCACTATGAGAAATACAAAGAAACTATCAAAAAAGTAGCAAGAAGACATTATAATAAAAGGGTCTCTTGGCTAAATCAACATTTATCTGATAAGTCTTGCCATAATTGTGGTGAAAGTGAAACTATATGTCTAAAGTTTCATCCTCACGACTCTCAAATACGTAAAATATCTAAAACAAATGGTATCAATGGGTCTGGTAGACAAGAGATACTAAATCTTATAGATAGTTCAAAAATCATATGTCATAATTGTTGGATTAAATTAGATAATGATTTAATCGAACTTATATAGCATTGGATAGTTAAACAATTCACTTAAATATCTTACATAATATTGTCCATAAGTTTTTATTAAGTGTGATGATATAAAATGTATTTTAGGACACATTGATACATCATCTATAGATTGTGTTGTTTTTCCACTAATAATAACTTGCACATCAAATAGATATCTAACAATTTGATAAAACTCTATATTCCAACTATCTAAATGTATTATATTATATTTTACAGATAAATCTATTTGATCTGTAGGATTATCAAAAACTTTCACCATTTTTGGAAAGTAATCTAATATTTTTTTATCGCCTATTACAATTAAAAGTTTATTCATTACCAATCTGTATCCTTATCTCTAACAACTGGTGACCATCTAGTACCATATTCATCTACTGATTCTCCTATCTCTTCATTACCATCTAATATAAAACCAAATGGTGTCATATCTTGCTCTATTCTATCTTGATTATCTGCATACATTCTTTTTCTAATATCTTGATCTGTTAACTCTTTAAAATATCTTTGATCTGTTGCCCAGGAAAATAAAACTAAACACATTACTAAATCATCATTGCTACCTTCCTCTGCTTGAAATTGATTACCACGAACTATGTAAGTTGATAATTCATTTATTATATCAAAATCATCTACGAGTAGTTTATCTGTTTCTAATAATTGTTTTAAGTTAGAACATCCTACTTTTTTAACTGACTTTGTTGTTCTTACACCTAATTGTGCTTTACCACCAGAAAATCCACTACCCATAACTTGACCAGCACGTCCTCTCATATAACACATAATTATATTATCATATTCTAAATCAAAATGTAAGTTGTTTGATACTTGCTCTCCTATATCATTTACTTCAACTAAAACATATGCATGATTATATGCCCTAGCAACATGATGTATTTTATGTGGAAATAATAAAGGTTTTATTTCGTTATCTTTAAATGATGCAACTACTTTATATGGTATTTCTGAAACATCAATAACAGTAAATGCTGATGCATCGTTTTTAGTTCCACGTGCAACGTCAGCTGTTACAACATAAGTGTGATCTTTTTTAGGATTTTCATAAACATTTAATCCCTCATGTTTTACAATAGGTTCTTTGTAAGTCATTTGTCTTAATTTTGCAGAGTTAACAAGTGTATTAGTAGAACCTAAAAACTCACATTCAAACTCTGTTTGGAATTGTTGTTCACTTGTATTTGAGATAGTTTCTTGTTTCCATTTTTCATCTCTACCTGGTACTTCCGACCAATGTACTTCTATAGGTACATAAGTGTTTCTTTTATATTGTGCATCATTCCATAATTTATAGAACATATTCATACCATGTGGTGTAGATACAATAATTACTTTTGTTGTTTTACCAGAAGAGATTGTAGGATAAACTGAACTAAAAAATTGTTCAGCAACATTTGATGGTACATATGCAAACTCATCAAGAAATATTATATTGTATGAACCTCCTCTAACTGCTGATGCTGATGTAGATGATGCTAGTATTTTACTTCCATTTTCTAATTCTAAACTTCCTTTGTTCCATGACATTACTCCTTGTTGTAACCATTTAGGTAAGTTTTCGTATGCGAGTTGTAATCTACCTAATAAGTCTCTAGCAGTTGCAGCTTTGTTTGCAAGTATCGCTATGTTAACACTAGGATTAAATAATGCATAATGTAAAAGATAAGCAATCATAACAGTTGATTTACCTGATTGTCTAGGAAGTTTGCAAATAGTAAATCTATTACTATGAAAAGTACCAATCATTTCTTTTTGGAAATTATAAGGTTTAAACTTGACTAATCCCTCGTCAAGTGATATAATCTTTATGTAGTTCGTGATAAAGTATAAAGGGTCATTCATACATTTTTGATATTCTTCAATCTCAGCTTGTGACCACTCTTTAGGTTGATTAGCTTTTTTTAGATTTGGATTACCTAGATAACTTTCCATTTACATAAACCTCTTTATATCTATTTGTGTTTTTCATTTTAGAAGAACATTTTGATTTACAAAAATCTGGCACATCGCCATTTGTAATTTTATCAAAAAAATCTTTCCATGCTTTACTATTTACTATATCTTTTACTTTATTATTATTTAGATTGTTGCTAGCATCTAATAATGGTTCATATCTTTTATCAACTTGTTCACTATGTAATACGTCTGCATCTAACCAACAACACGGTAATACTTGTTTTGTTGTTGATACGTATGGCAATCTTTCTTGAGTCATGTATGTATCATCTAACATACTTAAACACTTTGGTCTAAACTCTTCTTTTTCTTTCTCTATTTTTTCTTTGAATTTTTTATTTTTTGGTTCTAAAAAATCATTAGTTCTACCAGAGTAATTTAATTCTAAAGTAACTCCAATATCTTTTGCCATTTGTATTGCTTGTGTTATCTTATCTTCATTATAACTAAAAACAATATATTGCCATTTACAATCTATACCCATTTCACTAGCAGTTTTCATTACTTCAAATAATTTTTCACCATCTTGATTTTGTCTGTAAACAAAACTTTGATATGGAAGACCATCTATACCAAAACGCCATTCTGCTTTTGGATGAGCTCTAAATGCATCAATATAAAACTCTATAGGTTTTTGTGAGGCTGCATTACTAATAGATACATGAACATTTTTAGAACATGCAATACGAAGCATTTCAATTAGATTAGGATTAAATATAGGGTCACCAAATGTACCATTAAGAGTTAATGCTGAAAAGTAATCAGTTAAGTCTTTCCATTCATCAATTGTTAAATCGCCACCAGGTATATCTTTAGTTTTGTAATCCCAAATAGAACGAGCACATTGAGAACATTGCAATGTACATTTATTTGTAATATCTAAATCTAAACCTCTATTTTTAAAACCATCATTTTTATAATCAATCATCCTTTTTCTTTTTCAATAGTTTTTGTAGTTCGGCTGTTGAACCTACATACAAAGCATTAGTTACATTTTTGGGAGCATTGTTAGGAACTTCTTTTAATTTTTTCATCTTCTCTTGTAGATCACCAAGTTTTTCTGTTACCTCAGAAACTTGTTTAATTAAATTACCAGCAACTTCGTATGCTCTTGGATGGTCAGAGTTTTGAGCAATATCTAATATTCCTTGTATTGCGTCTTGTCCTCTTTCAACTAAATTGTAAAAATTTTCTCTTTGATACTTGTAATCAGAATCTATATCTTCATCTTCTTTTGGTCTAGGAATAACTTTTTTAGGTTCTGATTTTATAAGTTCTTTATCTTTAACACCTAAAGCATCGTTTATTATTTCATCTATTTTATCAGCCATTTAAAAAATACCTTTTCATTTTTGCATCGTCTTGATCAAGATTTATACCACATCGCTTTCTGCAAACTTCTGGTGGATTAGTTTTTAATTTATTATTAAATGTTTTCCACGTATTAGAGTTTACTATTTCTTTAACAGTATTTATTTTTAAATTTAAAGTACTATCATATAATTCTGAAACTTGTTGTTTATGTGAGTCTAACCAACAACATGGTAATACATTACCACCAGCTGCATAATACATATTTGTTTTATTCTCTAAACATCTTGGTCTTATTTTAGGTGACATGTTATATTTTAATTTTACATTCTTACCCTCAGCATCGGTATTTGTTTCTAACAACTGTAATCTTATATCATGATCTTTAGCTAATTTATATGCATCTAATTGATATTTCTCATTGTAAGGAAAAACTATATACTGCCACTCTACATCTATACCAAGTTTTTTTGCATCTAACATTCTTTGAAATAAAAACTCACCATCTTGATTTTTTCTATATTGATGTGATTGATGAGGTAGACCATCAATTCCAAAAACCCAATGAGCATGTAAGTTTGATTGAAACGCTTCATCATATACACTTTTCTTTTTATGATTGGCTGCGTTATGAATACGAACATGTTTTTTTCGTATGTAACATAGTTTTAGTAATTGATTTAGTTTTGTGTGATAGATTGGGTCTGATTGACCACCACACATATCTATGATATCAAACTCATCAAGAATTTTTTCAAACTCGTCTATTGTTATTTCACTTTTAACAATAGTATAGTTTTCATCTTGACGATTACAACCACCACATTTAAGAGTACACTTATGTGTTATATCTAAATTTATTTCTTTCATTAAAAATCATTGTATAATTATTAATCACTTTTTGCGTCTTCATAGAAAGCTGTAGTTTCGTTAAATCCAAAATCATCATCTGCATTGGCAGTTGCTGGTGAAGGTGTAACTGTATATCTTTGCTCTCTCGTTGGTGACTTATCAGGTAAGTCTGTATATTGGTCAACTTGAACTCTTTTAATAACTTTACTATCTGTTACTGGTCCGTATAGATAAAATTTAGAAGTGAAATTTAATGTGTAGATAATTGCTCTTCTTTCTGTAAACTGACCTCTGTAACTATCTTCGTAATTAATTGAATTTAAAATAATTGGTATATCTCTTTTGATACCCATATCTGACATATCATTAATTGTAACAGTATAATCTGGTTGAAAGAAAGGTAATATTTGTTCTATAATTTGTAACGCATCATCTGATTGTTTTGCCATAATAAACAATTCAAAATCTAAATTATATGGCACTGGCATAAATTGAGTTTCTAATTGACTTGTAGTACCAGATTTTGCTTTTTTAAATTTTTGAACTCTATTTAATTTTCTTGTAGTATCGTATGCCATGTTTTGAATTTCAAAACCAATACGAGGTAAAGTAATTGCTACTTTACTTGTTAGATCAGCATCTTGATCTAATCTTGCTAGAAACTTTTGTTTTGGACCATATGCTAAAGGCACTTTCATTTTTTGAATGATTGTACCATTATTATCTTTTCTAACTAAATTGATATTATTAAATATCGTACCAAATGAGACAACCATCTTTCTGATTGTTTCGTGATAAAATTGTGTTCCTAACATTTTCTATTCTCCAGCATCACCGAAAGGGTTTCTTTCAGAGAAGTCTAATACCGTGTCATCTGCTTTATCAAATAACTCGTTTTGACTTGTTACATCTATTGTACCGTCACCAACTATATATGTCTCTTGTAATAAGTAGTTTGTAACTGAATCGTCTGCTTGTTCAAGTAAGATGTTTGTACCAATTGAACTACTATCATCTTCATGAACAACCACATCGTTGTCTTCCATTAATAACGTGTCTGTTTGAGACAAGTCAGTAAAGAATTCAAGAGCAATACTTTCGTTGTATGCAGTCTCAGCCTCAAGTGTAAATTGATGGCCTAAACTATCACCCGTTAATGCATCTTCGATACTATCAACATCGGTGATACCAGTATTTAGTTCCTCGCTAGAGTACTCAAACTGTCTGCATCTTAATTTGTAAACGGGGTTATTATCTAATTGATGAAATGGTTCGTCATGATCTACAAAAGATACTTCAAATAGTTTCTTTAGTATAGGATGAAAAACTAGATCACCTTCTTTTGGTCTTGATGCATATGTAGAAACTGTCTCGTCTTCTTTTCTTATATAAGCACTTTCAAAAGATTGTGAAGCA